GATGTTAAGAAAAAACGCTTGTGCTTGTATCTTGGTGAACAAGTGAACGAGCTTGTCGCTTGTGGTTTGAAGATTACACCCATAGCTCAAAATATTGAAGATTGTTTGTCATGTTTAGAGAAGTTAAGCTAGGTCTTTTGGCTTTATAAAATCAAACTCTATATTAATTTTGTTATCTTTAATATTCATAGAGGGTTTTGTAATTGTATATTCGCAAGGACAGTTATCTAACCATTCATCAAAATATTTTATAGCGTTATCTCTTATTTCTTTTTGCTTGCGCTCATGCTCTATAGCCTTATTCTTACTATCTCTATAATTGTGTCCTTCATCTCGTTGTGTCATAGCTTATCCCTTCTGCTTGCTCGATTGTTGTTTTAACTTATTAATTAAATTCTCTACTTCATCACATACATACCAAAAAACCCAAGACATTTTGCCGTCATTCCAATCTCTGTCATTACCATAACCATAAACACCATAAAATTGATCTTTAGCTGTTAAATAAATATCCTCTTCAACTTGTAGCCACTTAATACCAATTTTACCTTCTTTATTTGGTTTGGGAAGTTTAGGTAATTTTTTTAAATTTCTAATATATTTTAATATCCACGCTTTTAGCTTGCGCTCTCTTTTTTCTTTAGGTTTCATATTATCCCTTCTGCTCGCTCGCTTGTTGATTAATACAATCATTACAAATTAAATCAAAATCAATCTCATTAATATCTTTCATTGTTCCATATAATTGCACTCCCCCACATTTTGAACAAATATCAAATGGTTGATTAGGATTATTTTTCATAATTTGCTTTTGTTGTTGTTCAGTCAATTTCATATTATCCCTTCTGCTCGTTCGCTTGTTGATTTATAATATTTTTACATTCTTTTAATCTTCTTAAATCTGCGTCATAATATTCTCTATTTGATTTATTTTTTGACAAAATTTCTTCTTGAATATCTAAACAATGTTGTATTATATTTATTTGATCTTCATTAAATTTATAATTCATATTATCTCTTCTGCTCGCTCGCTTGTCGCTTGAGCTTGTCGTTTGTTAGTTTTAAATGGACTAGTTATTTTTTCTCGAGTATTTAATGACATATAACTAGCCCATATATTCGCACAAAATTAAACATCTTGCACAAATCCTTTAATATGTTTATTTTTATTACAAAATTTTTTTAACCTACAATAAAATCTTATTGATTGTTTATTAGCTTTAATTAAACTTTTATATTCTTTAAATAATTTTTTATTTTTTGAAATTCGTTCCGTTGTATCCATACAATGCAATATAAATTCATTTAACATTTTAATTCTTTCTTTATGATTATAATATGCTAAGTCTCTATATATAGTCCCGTCTCGTTTTTTGTAATGGTCGTAAAATATATTATACATCTTGCACAAATCCTGTTTGATCTTTTAACGCCCGCCCCTTAGCATATAACCCCACAATAACATTTTTTGGATCATTAAAACGTAGATCCGATTTATCCCCGTTAAATACTTTGTAATTTAAAAATCTTTTAGGTAGTTTTTTTGTTCTAAAAACAGCGCTAATATTCCCGCCACGCTTTAATATGTATTTCGCTTGCGCCTTGTTATCTTCATTTAAGCTATATGTAAGATGATAATTTTTCGGATATTCTTTTTTTATATACTTTAATGCTCGCTTGTATATTTTGGTGTAGTCATAAAATTTAACTTGTTTAAACTCTTCATATAGCCCGTGTATATTCCAATCTATATCACTTGTTCCATTTAAACGTATTGCGGGTTTAAAGCCGTTTAATTTACATCTTTTAATATGTCTTTTTATTTCTATTCTTAACTGATCTAAAAATGTTTCACGTTCTAAAAAATACCATTTAGTTTTATTGATACGCCCTTGTTGGACTGAATTCATTTGCCCGCGCCCTGCTGTATTTAAACAGCTTGCCATACACCCTGCGCTTGCCATTGGACACACATTAAAACCGCTTGTCCGTTGTGGCGCTAGATATAGAATTGCGGTCATATATTTGTATTTTTGACCTTTGATTGTTTTGGCGTTGTTATCTATGTTAAGAAGTTTTTTTGATTTGTATAATTTCATAACTAACAATCTAAACAATAATTTTCAAATTGAATATAATCTGGTCTTAATGGTTTAAAACATTTAAAACAACAACCGCTCATATTTTTATATTTGCCATTAATTTTATGTGTAATACCAAAATGATCTCTTAAATCCTTCACTTTCCATTTTTTAAAATCTTGTAAGTGTTGGGGTTCAACCATTTTCAATAAATCTGTTTTATTTAATAGTCTATTCTCTCGACTATCAATATAATTCTGTATGTTTATATATTCTCTAACTTTCATAATTTCTAATATGGGATATTAAATTATAATATCCCATATTGCAACATTTAATTTAAGCGACTTCTTTTGTTAATACTAAAGGGCTTTCATATTTTATAATCGAGTGTAAAATATTTTTATTAGTTTTATTAATAAGATTATAACCCTGTAATATATCATTAGCTTTGTCTAAATCTTCAGTTTGATCTACTACAAAATAGCTATTGTTCAAGCCTTCATAAATTTGCTCTTTTATTATTAAGTATATCATATTAATTATATTGTTTATTTTCTAATTGTAGCGCTTTTGTTTTATTCCATACAATACCAACACCGTTTAAAACCTTCTCTAATACGATATTTAATTGTTCTGGTACACCACACTCAAAAACTGAATTGATCGCGCTTTGTTTATACAATTCAAGTTCTTTAACTTTTTTGCCTTCTGGTGTTTTTTCAGCCTCTTTTTTAGCTAAATAAGACGCCCATTCTCTTAATTGTTCTCTACAATCGGACGGCTGAATTCCACACCCATAAGTATCACGTGAATAATAATTGTCCCTATCAGATTTTTTAAACTTATAGTTTAAATTCTCTTTAAGTTCTCTATTATTAATTTTGCCGAAAAATGTCATCGCTTTACGTTGTTTTATTTCTAGTTCAGCAATAGCGCCTTCTAGTTCTTTTATAACAACATCAGCTTTTATTTTTTTGGCAAGTTTCAATTCTGCGGTTTCAGTAAGATCCGCAATAATAGATTTGACGCTTAATTCCGCTTGATCTATTAACGGGTCAATTTCTGAATTGATACGCTTTTTTAAATGTTCCAACTGATACTTAGTCGGATATGTGCTTTTTGTCATATTAATATACTCCTATTTGTTATGTTAATATCCTATAATTAATACTGATTTAAAAATTGATTGCAAGTCTTTTTGTACTTAAAAAAACAAGTTTTATTTTGGACATTTTTTAGTCTCATTTGTGTCATATTTATTATACTTTCTGCAATTTATAATCATTACAATCTAGAAGTTATTAAAAGTGATTTTCCTGCAAAATCCCGCCCCTTGTTCCTTGTCTAAACTTTTTGAAACTTGCCACAAGTCGCTAGCGACTTGTAGCTTGCGCCTGCGCCTGTGCTTTTGATTTTGGCAATTTCGCGTGTAGGTTGTGGCGTGTCGCTTGTGCTTTGAATTGTGAAGTTTTGTTTTTTTTTTCACGTGGAACGTGTAGCCATTAGCTACTAGCCACTCATTATGCAGGGCTAGTAATTTTCGCATTGGCGCGCCGGGTTGCCGGCTCACGCTGATTTTTTTTGTTCTCGTTCGTTTAATATCTTACACGCCACACACTCAACAGCGCACCAAGTTAAAAAACACTTAAAATGGCTATCGCAAGTTGGTTGAAGTTTAGCGTCTTTTTCTTTAATAAGTTCGGTTAATCCACCAATCTCATTGATCTCGTCCCATATTTCTTCATTATGCTTGTCATAAAATTTGTTAATATCCCAATAGTATATTAACTCGGACACTATTCCACCACCAAGCCCGTGCTTGGATATATCACTTATTAAAAAGCTACCTTGTTTCTCGCCCTTTAATAAGAATTCTCTTATTGTTTCTTTTTCCATTGTTTTATCTCCCATATTATTTCATATTATCCTATTGACTAGCATTTTTAAAAATGTTAATCAAGTTAATATTTTCAAATTATTGAAAATAAATATAAACAAAAAGCGAGGTTATAAAATGACAGATAAAGAAAAAAGACACCACCACAAAATGGCTACTGATTGGAAATATGCCATTAAAGAACATATAAAAACAGGGCTTGAAAGTCCAACACCATACAAAGTTATTCCATATAAAAATGGAATTGGTATTAAAAAAATAGAGTTTATTAAATGATTAGAATTATACTTTTAATAGCTTTATTATCTAGCTTTGTTATGGCGTTCTTAGGTGTAGTTGTAGCAATGCACGGCGACGGATTAATCGGTGTTCTGTTATCGATTGCTGGTGTTGTTTGTATGTTAAGAACTTTTCACCACATAAACAATCAAGGAATATAAACAAAGTTACTCGCAACTCTAGCCGTGCTACACGGCTAGAGTTTTTTTATGTCTGGTCCTACAACCTGTGCGTGTATCTCGATAGAGGTACCAAGCCGACCGCAAAAAGATTAGAGTGCGAAGCTCCTTATTTACTTATTACTATGTATGTAACTAAATGTTAGTATATATAGTCGGATTTGGAGGGTTTATGACCCCAAAATCATTATTGCTTTCTGGGACAATACCGAATACATTAATAATCGTTGGAAACATTAACCAAAAAATTTTACAAAAAATTTTTTTCAAAATGCAAATTGATCTAGATAAAATAAAAAAGCTCCCACCAGATGTGAAAAAAGACTTCATGAAGATGGCTCTCAAGCTTGATGAAAAGAAAAAGATATCCAAAGTCAAAGATGACTTCCTGTCATTTGCCAAACACATGTGGCCAGAGTTCATTGAAGGTCGCCACCATAAAATTATTGCAAAAAAATTTAACCAAATAGCAGAAGGCAAACTGAAGAGATTGATTGTCAATATGCCGCCAAGACATACAAAGTCAGAGTTCGCCAGCTCCTTGCTGCCAGCTTGGATGATCGGTAGAAACCCAAAGCTAAAAATTATTCAAACTACCCACACCGGAGAACTAGCAATAAGATTCGGGCGTAAAGCTAAAACATTAATGGATACAGAGGACTATAAAAAAATATTTGAGACAAGGCTGAGAGAAGATAGTCAAGCAGCGGGTAGATGGGAAACAGAACAAGGCGGTGAATACTTTGCATCTGGTGTTGGCGGAGCGATCACTGGAAGAGGTGCAGATTTATTAATAATAGATGACCCACACTCGGAGCAAGATGCAATGAACTTACCAGCTTTAGAGCGAGCTTACGAATGGTATACATCAGGACCACGTCAAAGACTTCAACCTGGTGGAGCTATCGTTTGTGTTATGACGCGTTGGAATGTTAAAGATCTAACAGGACAATTATTAAAACATCAAAAAGAAGCAAAGTCAGATCAATGGGAGCTAATAGAGTTTCCTGCAATCATGCCATCTAATAAACCAGTGTGGCCTGAGTATTGGGACAAAAAAGAATTAGAAACTGTTAAAGCCAGTTTAAGTGTTGGTAAATGGAATGCGCAGTGGATGCAAAACCCTACATCAGAAGAAGGTGCAATCATAAAACGTGAGTGGTGGAATGTTTGGGAAAAAGAAAGTATGCCACCTTTAGAGCACGTCATACAATCATACGATACAGCATTCATGAAAAAGGAGACAGCGGATTATTCTGCGATTACTACTTGGGGTGTATTTCGTGAGAATGAAGATAGCCCGCAGCAATTGATATTAGTCGATGCACTCAAAGGTAGATTCGAGTTTCCCGAACTTCGAAGAATAGCAAAGGAACAATATGACTATTGGAATCCAGAAACTGTATTGATTGAAGCAAAAGCTTCAGGATTACCACTCACATACGAGTTAAGGAATATGGGTATACCAGTGGTTAATTTTACACCGTCAAAAGGAAACGACAAGCATGCAAGAGTAAATGCAGTTGCACCTTTGTTTGAAAGTGGTATGATATGGGCTCCTGAAGAAAAGTTTGCAGAAGAGGTAGTTGAGGAATGTGCAGCTTTTCCATATGGTGATCATGATGACTTGGTCGATAGTATGACACAAGCCGTAATGCGATTTAGACAGGGAGGGTTGATACCACATCCTGAAGACTACAAAGATGAAAAGATTATAAAAACTAAAAGAACTTATTACTGATGATTAAAGGTAAAAAATTTGGACCACCACCTAAATCAGGTCCTAACCCACAAGGCTTGAATATTAAGAATAATACTGTTAAGACAGTAAAACTGGAGAAAATAAACAAACCGGAAAAAATAAATGGCAGACAAAAAATTAGAAGATAAAATTGTTAAATTAGATCCTCTAGCTGAATCGTTAGATAAAACAGGTCACAAAGGTGGAGCAGGTAAATTAAAAACATTTACTGTTAGAGTTAAAAGCAAAGAACCAAATTTTTTTCAATTTGGCAAAAAAGTAACTGGCAACTCTTATAAAAGAGATACAAAAGTAAAAACCGATTCCGCAAAAAAAGCATTAGATATTGCTAAAAAAGAATTTAAACAATCTAAGACATTTCAAAATCAAAAAGACAACATACCCTCTAGTTTTGAAACACCAAGTGGAAAACCTATGAATCCTAGAGTTTCTGCAAAAATTGTTTCTGAAAATGCTAAAGGTGGATTAATTACAGGTAAACCAAAACTAGCTAAAAAAGGTTGGAAGTAAAATGGCAGAAATCGACAAAGCCTTACCCAACGAGGTAAGAAAAGAAGTTAACGTACCGAGCGAAGAAGATATACAAGTTGAACTAGAACAACAACCAGAAGAAAAAGGTCCAGTTGAAGTTCAACAAAACGAAGACGGTAGTGTTGATATAGACTTTGATCCAAAAGCTGGAAGTCCTGGTGAAGACGAAGGACACTTTGCAAACTTAGCTGAACTATTACCTGATGATGTATTAGATCCATTAGGCAGTAAAATGTTTGAAAATTATACAGATTACAAATCTTCAAGAAAAGATTGGGAAAGAACTTATACACAAGGTTTAGAACTGTTAGGTTTTAATTATGATGATCGAACAGAACCATTCAAAGGAGCATCAGGTGCAACGCACCCGGTTCTCGCTGAAGCTGTAACACAGTTTCAAGCTTTAGCTTATAAAGAATTATTACCAGCGGAAGGTCCAGTTAGAACTCAAATCATAGGTATGCCGACACCTGACAAAGAAGCACAATCACAAAGAGTAAAAGAATTTATGAATTATCAAATCATGTCAGAGATGCCAGAGTACGAAGCAGAGTTTGATCAAATGTTATTTTATTTACCACTTGCAGGTTCATCATTTAAAAAAGTTTACTACGATGAAATTATGCAAAGAGCAGTTTCAAAATTTGTACCAGCAGATGATATTGTTGTACCTTATACAGCAACATCATTAGATGATTGCGAATCTATTATACACAGAGTTCGTATGTCAGAAAACGAATTACGAAAACAACAAGTCGGTGGATTTTATAGAGACATAGAAATTAACCCATCATACATGGATGAAACATCTTCTGAAAGAGCAGAGAGAGAATTGGATGGAACATCGAGAGGCAGGGATCAAAGAATGTATACACTTCTTGAATGTCACGTCGATTTAGATCTTGAAGGTTTTGAAGATTCTGGCGAAGATGGCGAGCCAACAGGAATTAAAATTCCATACATTGTAACTGTTGAAGAAGGTACAAGAAAAGTTTTATCAATTAGAAGAAACTATGAAATAGGAAATACACAAAAAAATAAAATTAATTATTTTGTTCACTTTAAATTTTTACCAGGACTAGGTTTTTATGGTTTTGGTTTAACCCACATGATCGGAGGATTATCAAGAACAGCAACAGCAGCACTAAGACAACTGTTAGATGCAGGAACGTTATCAAACTTACCAGCAGGATTTAAAATGCGTGGCATCAAGATGAGAGATGAAGCGCAGTCGATAC